ACCGGTACGCATGTTTGACGGTAGAGTCTGCAAAAGAAGTCATTGACGATGTTGCCGAACATATGCAAGATTTTGGGCATACAATGGTTGGCAAGGTGAAAGTCTTATCGGAAGTTCCACGCAATCGCTGGCATACCGCAAGGGACCATGTGAAGGACGCCTACTCAACGCTCAATGCGATGGTAGAGCCTCCGATCTCGGTCGTGCGTAAAGTCAGCCGGTGGATGGGCCGATATGGTATTAAGACACGAGAACGCGTCAAAGTAGCTTGGGCGCCTCTCTTGCCATATCGTGTACCAAATAAGCTTTCCGCGGCTAGGACTCGATTGACTAAAACAGGTCGACAAGAATGGGTAAAGTCAAGTTATGAGGAAGCTCTAGATTGGCATGCTAGGTTATTAGCTAGTCCATTAGATTGTGATCCTCATACTCTCATTGATAGAACGGAATTAGTCCGTGAATTCAATGGGAACCCTTACCATGATATTCATTTGAGCTACAATCGCAAGCACCATCCATTATTCGATTCCATTCCAGAAGGAATCGATGGCCTTGAACTCGCATCAGCAGAAGCCTTATGGCAGTCTATGGAACGTTATGGGCCTCGAGACGATCCTAAAACTCCATTAACGGAAGAGGAGCGCGATAATATTGCCAGTGCCTTATACTGGCAAAACCCGCGATTATATGCGCACTCAAATTTGTTGAATAGCGATTGGGCCACACGCCCTAAAAATCTTCGGAAAATTATTAAAAATCTGAATGCCAGTGCAGGGATCCCTTTGCTGCATTTAAAGACTAAGAAAGATATGTGGAAAACAGGCACTCTTCAAAAGGCCGCTCAGGCTGGAGTGGACCTGTTTTACGCTGATCAAATTTATCCTAGCGTGGTCCACGTTTTTCCAAAGTCTTATGTAGTAGCTCGCCATAAAATAGACCCATCCCAAGGCGGAAGTTTGAGCAATTTGCGAACTATCCTGGGCGTTCCTGTACATATACAGGTTCGAGGGCGAATTATAAATGGCGACATCAATGATCGTCGTGATCCATGGCATAGTCCAGGCAAGCCTGGTATGCCACTCACTGGGTCGGCATTCAACCGGCTATATCAAGATGCGGAGCGTTTTAATCATCACTATTCTTTAGACGGCACAAAATATGACAGTACTGTGGCCAGACAGATCATGAACATCAGTACGCGTATTCGTAAATTGGGCTATGCATGGCATCCCGATTACGAGCGCATTGCTTCAGTGTTAGATGTCATGGAACAATCACTCATGGAGGCACATTTAGTCAATCTCTGGGCAAAACCAGGTAGTCCAAAGCGGACTATGTGGAAATTCGGAGGTTTGATGACAGGCCATGAATCTGTGACAGAGGACAACACTGAAACTCTACAAATAGTTATAATCGCAACACTTTGTAAGATTTGGAATATGAGTCCCCAGGAAGTCCTGGGCTCAATGGCATTAGAAAATGTGGGAGACGACAATTTCTTTCATTGCAGCGAGCCTCTAGATGAAGAGGCATTTTGTCGCACAGCATATGAATTGTCAGGCGTAACGTTCAGAATAGAAGATCGATCTACCAAAGTCACAGGTATTGAATTCCTAAGCAAAACGGGATTCCCAATGACGCCAGAAGATCTTCAAGAACTTGAAAGTTATGGCATTGACACGTCAAACCTAAAATATAAAGCCACCCATAATAGAAAAACCTTACTGATGCGATATGCCGGTCTCAAACAAGATGGTATGCATCGACGCAAAGCTGCTTCCAAAGATCCTTTTACGAGGGCAGAGTATATGCTAGATCGTATCAATGGCTACGCCCAGCTGTGTGCGCATCACCCTGATATATATCAGTTCCTGCGAGAAGAGCGGGATTGGTATTTAGGGCAAATAAAACAGCGGGTCGTTTTAGAGCGTTTACGAAAAATGCGCAAACTCAAAATGCCTTCGTACTCAAAAATCATGCGTCAATGGTACGCGCCTTTGAATATTCCAATGAGCACTAAGGGACTGGTCCCAGTGTGGTTAGCATATTGGGATGCTTACAATTTAGCATTCTATAATGTTGATCGCAACTTACGGACCCTTCGAAGCTCTCTCAATAGCTTGGATCCAGAGTTTTGGGATCTTCCAGACATTCCCTTATATGACCTTCCAGTGAAGGCTAAAGGCTGGAAGCCCACATTCCAAGTGGAAGAATTCATATTTTGGCGTAACACCGAATATGATTGGCAAAAAACTGAAAATGGTTCATTAGATAAATGTGCAGGCATTCCTTTATTAAAGAAGAGTGATATGGTGGCATTGGCCCGCCAAAGTCCCTTCTTTGGTTGCACAGATATCGAACTATTTTGCCGTCATAAAATGCCAAGGCTGCAGGAAAGGTTGCTTGCACACCCAAATCCTACGTCTTTCGTTGTTCAACAATCAGTGAAATGGCGTTTTCGAATGAGCATATTGTCAATAATATACAGTGGCCTGGCATTATCGGTCAGTGCCATTCCAGCGGGAGCCACAAGTTTATTTGGGCTCTTTTTCGACTTGTACAACTCAGGAACTCGACGATTGTACAGTTGGCTGTCTTATGCTTATTGGTTGGATAGAGGTAGAGGCAACGCAGTGATTAGCAACATGGTGCCAAAGGATCAATATGGAGGATATAAACAGGCGGCAGTGCATTTGTTAGCTTTGGTCCCCGAACAACTCTCATTACCAGACTTATTACCATTTTTGAGACTGGATATGGGACGCTGGCTAGAACAGACCGCTACGTTCGTTAATTATGTGCAGGGGTTTATGACCCCTGCTTCATATTCAATATATAACGCAATGAGCGAAGCCGGCCTTAAAGGGTCAGAGTGGCGAACAATAACTGATGACTTTTTAACAGTATTGAAAACTAGCCACAACAAAGCACTAATTTTGGATGCACCGACGGGCACAGGTAAAACATATTTTTTCCCTCAATTTGTTCGAGAAAGTCAACATGTCTTACCAGTCATTTTCCACATAATTTTAGTTCCCACCCGCATCTTATTACAAGAAGTCAATATTCCAGGTGCAATTAAAGCTAGCAGGGCAATGCCTTGGCTGACAGCTTATACAGGTGGGACTTTCATAATGACTTACGGATATGCAAAGGCAATCTGGGCTCGACTCAGCGTGCACATGGCCGCCGCTGGGCCAAATCGAGTATTGTTCCAACTCGATGAGCTCCACTTTGAACAACCTCAACAATTATGGTTAAATCAAAAAATCCGTTTAGGAAATTTCTGGCGAGTGGTTTCGACTGCAACACCCTCTTTCAATATTTTACAAGAAAAATTCGACGTTTTCAAGGCCCCATTGCGACAACGTCATACTATTCAACATCTCTGTTTACCCGTTAATGGCAATAGTTGCATGATTGCAGATCAAGTTCTCAAGAATAATCAAGCAACATTACTCGGGTTAAACAAACGTATATTAATCGTCGAGCCAAGTGAAGCAGAATGTGACAAAATAGCAGAATCATTGCGCGCCCATGCTCATGAATATGACCCACACTTCTCAATAAATGTCGTTAGCCGAACTCGCAAAACGATACCTAAGAAAGGGCATATAGTAATTACACAAATGGGTCGTGCAGGCATCACTATAGATGGCGTCACTTGCGTCATTGGTTCTCACGAAATTGCAAGCCATTATGGAACTGTTCAACATCGTCCATTGTCTTACGCTTCTATGATACAAGAAAAGGGCCGGACGGGACGCACAAATGACGGGGTTTATATTCAGACAAAACCCGGTTTAAGTTCAAGTGTAGCTGTTGAAGTATCTGATCCTTTGGATTGTTTAGAACATATCGACGTTTATAATACTGAAGGAGATTATAAGTTTAGTACCCCCTTAATTAAAAATTCCCCTGATAATTCAGGTATTCGTATTAATTCATGGCTGGCACATGATTCAGTTAAGCCCCAGCAACTTGAAAGCTTACGAATCTTTTTACAGATATTACATGGACACTATGGTGATGATCCAGTCAAAGCGTTAACAACAACACGTAGTGAGTATGTCTCACTACGTAATGGACATTGTCCCAGAAATTTGGAACATATCATGGTTGAAGACGGGGATCTCATCGAAGTGGATGAAGTGTTGGCACTGATTCCAGGAGTTCATGGTTTTATGCCTCATGGGAAAGTTTATGGCACACTCAATTTTAAAGGACGGCGAATTGTGGTAGGAACGTTTTCACCATTATATTTGCCAGACAGAGGGAAGCCTGTAGTGGATCCCGACGTCACTTGGAGAAACGAACAGAGTGTCATTGACTTCTTTGAGTCATTAATACCCTTAACAAACGAAGAAATTGAAGATGAGCAGCAAATGGCAGAACATCCTCACGATCAGGTGAGAGATGCTATCATAATGGCTGCAGCAAGACATCAAATTACTCGTTTTTACACAAGTACACGAAGGTGAAATTCCTCCCCTCCCCTGGGGTTAAGATCGGGGTAGTTGTGAGCAGTGTACGGCAATCAACA